GTAGTTATCTTTGAAGTTTTCATAAACCCAAAGTTCTCTCTCATCCAACCCAGCTTTTAATAATAAATCTCTAGGATATTGAACGCCTTTAAACATATCTAATTCGATATGGTTTTCTATGCATGCAATATATAAAGATGCATTCCTTAGAGACTCAGTAGTTTCATATCTATCTGCTTTAGCCTGGTCTTTGATGATTGAATTAAAGGCCAATAGCTTAAGATTATATAACACTAAATCTATGAAAGGATTTTGAGTTGTCAATTTAGCCTCAGAAAAAGGTAAAGACATGATAGCTTCTCCTTTCTAAATTCCTATAAAATTAATCTAATGTCAGGGATAGGTAGTTTTATGGGGATGTGTTCTAATTGCAGCGGGCAACATACAAATAATTCCGTTAGTATTATAAAGGGAGCTAAACAGAATATGTATACACAAACAAATGTATTTCCTAACGTATTCGTAGAGAATGCAGAGTATAATCCTCTGTTGACTTCTCCGAATTCAGAGTATGCTGTAGAATTCGCATTAACTAAAGAAGGGTCTTATGACCTAGATGAATATAAAGCATTCTTAGACTCTGCTATTAGAGAGTTTAGAAGTAGTAGAACTTATAAACATTACAAAGCATATCTATATTCCATTGGTTTAGACTGTTGCCAATTCCATCCTAATATTACCGCTGGTAATGATGAGGGTGAAGAAATGGCATCTTTAGAAATGCATCACTGCATACTTAATATCTATGATATTGCAATTATTATTACAGAGCACATTTTAAATACTTATGGAGCTATTACTGAGTTTGATCTATCTGATTTATTAAGATATGAGCATACTCAGAATAATATCCCAGTAGTAATGCTATGTAAAACTTGTCATCAAATGTATCACCATAAATACCTATACGTCCATCCAGAAATGATCTTTGGTAAATGGTGGTCTTTATTAGAAAGATATCCTAATGGATTAAATAGAGATATCGCTTATAAGCTTATGATGTATTTAAATAACTCTCTAGATGGTAAATATAAATTTAAGGAAGAACAAGCAAGTAAGCTCTTAGAACTAAGAGACAAACTATACGATTGGTCTACTAAACTAGAGAGGTAATCAAAAGGAATTAATATGGCACTATATAAAAAGATATATTTTGTATCAAAAGACAATATGGATGGAAAAGTCTTAACTCCTAGAGTTCCAAAAAATTTCCTTACAGATAATGGCTATGAGGATGCTACAACTAAAAGAGTTTGTTTTAGCTCTTCTATTAATGGATGCTTAATAGCTTTATCTCAAAATCTTGAGGGAAAAGAATTTTACGTTCACACTCCAGCAGATATGAATAATCTAAAAATTATAACTCCTTCAAAATCACAAGTCCCAGATGTGAACCATACTAAAGAATTATGGGTTGTAAATCCAGTTAAAATAAAAGCGTTTTGTAAAATTATTGTTGGCAAAGCAAAAGATAAACCGCTTATGTATAAGTATGGGGATAATAAAATAGCATACTTATATGCTTGGGATTATACTAGAAAAGAATTAACAGACTAAAATACTAGAGAGGTAATTTAAACAATGGCTGAACTATATTCCAAATATGACAATTTTCGAAATGCAGTAAAGGGACTCTTTACAACATTCTTTCTTAATCTAAAGATAGGTATTGATTCTATTCTAAAAAATATACTAGCTCATAAAGGCCTTTATATTTTGATAGCATCTATTGCTATCTTTCTTATAAGTGGAGATTATATTTTCCCATTTGTATGGGCAACTGTATTATACCTTTTAACCTTAGCTTATAGATATCTAGATTACAAAAAAGAAAAGGAATTATTGGATCTAATAAAATTTGATCAATTCCAAGAATTAGATAAGATCCTAGATGCTTATATCGAAGAATGTTATAATAGGGATGTAGGTTTCTTTAATCCGAAGATCATAAATGATTATGTTTCAGAAAAAGAACAAATCAGATTGATGCAAGAGCTTAAAAATAGTGTAGCATCAAACATGTCTAGATCTTTTAGAAAGAAGATTGAGTTATATTATGGTGATGATAGATTAGATAGTATCTTATCTACTAAATGCTTTATATACATTACTCTTCTTGCTGCTGGTAATAATAGCAGTATCTATCAAAATACTTTTACTAATAACAAAAAATAAAAGGCTATGGGATTAAGTTCCCATAGCCTCATCTTTTTGAGAAATATTCAGTAGTAAAGATTCTATATAGAATCCTAAGTATATCTGCATTGTGTGATATATCTATAAATTCTGTACCTATACTATTTAATGCATCAGCATAATATGTATGATATCCACTATTGACTACTTTAAACATAGATCTATTATTCAATTCTCTATAAAATTCTTTATCCAATAATCTATGAGTATATTGATAATAGAAATCTTTTATCATTAGAATACAACTTTCTATACTATCAGTTTGAGCTGTATAAGCTAAAGCTAATAAGAAATGCATCATATGATTTTTATGCTTACTAGGAACTTGCTTTCCAGCACCTTTTAAACGAAATCTTTCTACAGATCCATTGCAGTAATATAGAAAATCTATAAATTGTAACCTATAGAAACTACTATACTCATTCTTCAATTTAAACTCAAGATTTTCAGATATTCTTGTATAAGGAACAGCTGTATCTATAGTGGTTATAGAATCTTTGTCTATATATAATACATTATCAGGATTTAATTGATTAGCTTCAAAGAATCTTCTTCTAGCATCTTTAAAGCAATTAGATAAACCTTTGGATAATTCAGGATCATCTCTTTGCATCAGACCTACTGTTATTTCCCTTTGTTCCCTTGGCATATGAAATATTTCATCATATCTTTTTTTGGTTATGAATCCATATTCTAGTAAGAGATTTATATTAGCCTTGGATAGATCATACTCTCTCAAGTGTCTATTTATTAACCACTCATATGGGGCTACATATCTATCCTTTTCCCATATAGCCATAATACTCCTTAAATATAATATTCTGATTCTCTTAATAGTTGATGTGGGTCACAGTATCTGCCCATACGTTTAAGATCTTCAATATAATTTAAATATCCACCTTCTGTTTCGAATGTGGATGTTGCAAATTGATCAATATCATCTATATCGTTGATAATGAAACTTTGAAGAGCATATCGTTCTTGGATAAACTTAATTAAAGAGTCTACGACAGCTTCTACTATAGGATGGGAATGGTTGGTAACAACTATAACAGTTTCTGTATTTTCCACCATACTTATAATCTTCATAAGATCTAAGAAAGATGCTTCATTATATAGGATCTGATATGCATATGCTTTATCAAATTGAACTGTATAGTTATCATCAGCAAACGAATTAGCAAATGATAGATACTGCATAATATTAGGCATAGGTTTTAAAGCTTCTACTCTGTAACCAAAATCTAGCATAGAATAGAAATTGAATACTGGCGCATTCTCTACTCTTGCCTTATCTTTTACATATTCCAACAATCTCATATCATTAATATTAATAAATTGAAGTTTCAATA